AATCAGCGCCGCCAATGGGCTACGCTGGCGTCGCATATTTTAGGCAATCATAAGACACGCCGCACACACGCACACACACACGCGCGCTGGATTGGCTAGTGCGCGCATAGGAGGAAATATGTCAATCATTGTTAGGATTAAAAACGTATATGGGCAGGATTTAGTCTATCCTGTATGTGAGAAGGCCCAAGCATTCGCAACGCTAACCGGCAAAAAGACGTTGACCGGCTACGCTCTGCGGACTATTGAAAACTTGGGTTTTGAAATTGAGGTAGAAACACCGACGCTGTAATTTTCAGCATTCTGCGCGCTGATATTCTAGTGCGTAGACTATTGAGAATTATTAGGCGCGCTGGATTAGCTAGTGCGTAAAGGAGGAAACATGACACAAGAAGAAGCACTCGAAATAGGATGGGCAAGTATAGCTGGCGATGGCAGTATTGAAGCGACGCGGCCCGAACTTTTCAGGACTATTATCGCATTGGAACGAACAGTCGCAGCATGGGCAGAGCGTGGCGCGCTAGAGTCAGAACGCGACGCGCTGATCGCTGATCGTCAAATGTTAAATGAAGCAATAAACGCGGTGAGCGGATGGATAAAACGTAGTCATCCCGAACTACACGACGCATTCATTGATGTTATTTTCCCATTGCTTTCGCAAAAACCGACGTTGTAGTTCGCAGTACTCTGTACGCTACTATTATGTGGTGTACAGATTAGTGGGAATTATTAACGCGCTGGATTTACTGGCGCGCATGAGGAGGAAGCATGACAATAGCAGGACGACCGACAATTATAAGAGCGCTGAACACGGGCAAAGAGACAGGCCTAGTTGCTACTGTATGGGGCAACGGTACTTTCCGCGCACAATTTCAGCTTTACGAGCATTTACAGGATGGCAAACTATTGCAGCATCATGCAGGGAGCAGCTACAGCACAGAAAAAGGAGCAATCGACGAGTTTAATCAATGGGCAAACATGAAATCTAGATAATTGTAAAGGAGAAAAAGACATGACAACACGAAAAACCGAAAAATCGCTGATAGCGGAAAGAGATAGGGCAATCAGCGAACGCGACGCGGCAGTAACGCGAGCGCATCACCACAATTTCTTACAAAGACAAGTACGCGACTTAAAAGATATGTTGGAGGAGGCGCGTAAAGCTGAGAGGAAATGGGAAGGCCCGTTTCTGAAAAAGATAGAGGAGCTAGACGACGAATTGATTGCATTAAAATCGGAACGCGACGAGCTGAAGCTGGAACGCGACGCGATAATGAAACTGGCGATAAGGAGGCGAGAGGCAATGATGACTGCGGAATCGGAACGGGATCATGCGAGCGCGGGCTGGAAAAATGCAATGGTGGAACGCGACGAGCTGGAAAAAGAACGCGACATATTACTTGCGAATCTGCAGAGGGTGTTCGGATAGTTGACAAGCTTGAGAAATTCAGGCACTATGTATTAAAATCAAGGGAGGCAATATGAAGTACTTAACGGCTAAAAAACCGGCAAAACCTGATAGTAACGCGGCTCGCGGTTTTATAATGTATGAAGGCGAGAGCGCAATAGATGGTTCGGACATTGTGGTGATTGCCACATTAAAATCGAGCAATGTTAAAACCGGAAACATGGTGCAAACATGGATACTTTGCAAAGATTCACACCCTGTACAGGCTAGTCTAGATGGCGATGACACTGCTATATGCGGAAACTGCGTACACCGGAGAAATCGAGGAGGCGCATGCTATGTGAACATAGGACAAGCGCCGTCGCAAGTCTGGAAAACGTACAAGCGCGGAGGTTATCCGTTGTTCAATGCGAAGGATCATGCACAGTATTTCACGGGGCGCAAGGTTAGGCTTGGCAGCTATGGTGATCCTGCAGCAATGCCCTATGAGATAGCGGAACGAATGGTGAATATGTCGCTCGGTCATACAGGATACACGCATCAAGCATCACGAAAGTTTTTCGACAAGCGATTCCTTACACTTTGCCAAGTGTCAGCAGATACGCCTAGACAAGCGTTAAAATTTCAGGCAATGGGAGCAAAGACTTTCAGAGTCGCGCTAGAAGGCGATGCGCTAATGGACGGCGAAATAGAGTGCCTAGCGGACTCAAAAGGAATTAGTTGCTTAGATTGTGGACTATGTAATGGAGTGAAACAGAACATAGCAATCACAGTTCATGGCACATGGTCATCAAGATTCAAAAGCAAAAGAGTACTGGCAGCATAACAAACAGGAGCAAAGCGAACATGAGTAGCACAAATTATTCCGACATTATGGTGGGTGATGTAGTTTATTATTCAACGGCGCAGGAACAAGTCGGCAAGGGTAAAACATTATTCAGGGGCGATCAGGGGTGGATTGTGAATCGCGGCAATGGACAGCCGCAAGTAGTAACACCTGAAAATTTTGTGAAGTTTAACAAGGGTCGAAACAGGCGCGTTGATTTTCTTGGTAATTTTCTACAGGAGTACAGAACATGAGACACGCAAAAGCAAGAGACGTTGAGGTAGAGGCGCTTCGGGGAATAATTGAAATTTTCACAGCGCATCAGGCAAGCTGGAGTGAAGAGGCGATTGCCAAGTACCGCGAAACAATTGACAGCGAGTTTAGGCATCTCTTAGAAACCTTCGATTCTCGTGAAATATCTCACGGGACATGGGATAAAATGATATCAGCGATGGACAGTCTTACAGGAGTAAACGACAATGGATGAAAGCGACATGAGCGAATATACGCTCGACGAGGCGGTATCCCTGGCACAGCAAGTGCAGGACGATGCAGTAGATTCACACGATGATTCGACACAAGAGGAGTAAACGACAATGCAACAAGAAGAACTATCACCACATTGCAGCACAGGCCAAGGCCACGATTTCCTGAATAATTATTTCATGGGAAATTCAACCAGCGCATACGAGTTTGCGGCATATTTGCGAGGCGTGGCAAAAGACTTTGACCGTGCAGGTTTTGACGCGACGGCTGATGATTTCAAGGCGGCAGCGCATTTTATATATCACCTGCAAAATGTCATAGCGTGGAATGAAAAGGAGTAAAGACAATGACAAGTAAACAAAAGCAAACAGTGAAACTTGTGGAAACTGCGGTGCGAGATCACTGCTTGGTACACATCGTTGAATTTGAGGGTCGTCTAAACAAAAAAGACGCTGAAGCCTTTCTGAACAGAGAGGACAATTTCAGGGGGTACGAAGAATGCCTCGCTCAAATTGCAACAAACGCAGCTAAAGAGTGGGACTCAAGAGATCGGGAGCGCCCTCTAGACTTTTTCATAGAGGCTTACCTGTATGACTATGCTCTCCGACGCGGGATTACGAGCCACCTGTAGTAGTGGATCAGGCGGCCATAACGTGGAATGAAAGGAGTAAACGATAATGGCGAGTAAACGAAAGCAAACAGTGAAAAAGAACAGGCATCAACTGCGGCGCAACCGAGGCGCACAAGGCAAGGGTACGTCGAAGTACGCGGAAAAGGTACGGTCAGGTAACATGAAATATAGCTTGATTTGTAATCGGTATGTATGCTAAGATGACACAAAAGGAGTAAGTGAAAATGAACAGCTATAGATTCGTGTGCGAAAAGGAAAACTGGGCTGCGTCATGGCATGACATTGGCAATTTTTACTACGGCGAAAGGTTCAGCCCGGACACGCTGCACCTGATCGAGTGTAAGAAAAGAATCAGCGAACAGTTTAAGGTCGGACTCGATGACGTGATAGTCTATCGAGGAGACATGGCACTACTCTGACAAAGATTTGCAATCGGTTGAAAAGTGTGCTATAGTGTTTCATACACAACGGAGGCAGAAAGTATGAGAGAGATCAAATTGACGGCTCTGCAGCAAGAGATACTGGAGCATCGCTTCGATGTTTCTGACGCGATCATAGAATCATGCGAGGCTGAAGTTACCGAAGCCGACATCGCTGATGTCCGGCAGATTGTGAAGGGCGTGTTTGATCCGGCAACACTTACGGATCAGCAATTCATGGTGCTTGCCAATGCGTTAAGCTGCACAACATTCCTTGGATGCGCTGAAGATGCGGTTCACCGCCGGGAAATAAGCCGCCAGTATGTGACGGCGTGTTGGAGATCATACGATGCGATGTTTGACAGCATACGCGACAACGTGACAGACACTGACAGATTGAAATATCTTTTCAGGTGTGCGTAAAGGTAGTTCTTACCATCTTGCTTGCTTGTCCTGAGTAAGCAGGATAATGAGAATTAGCCATGAAGAGAAGAGGAGACGAGTGACAATGAGATATCCGACTTTTAGTGATATGGAAAATCCTACAGAAGAAACACTGAGGGAGATAAAAGCGGCAATGCTCGAGAACAGAAAAGAGACGACAGACTTGACACCTAGTGTCCTATATGCTCAACTACTGCTCCGGCTGTTGCAAAATGACAACGTGGATTGTCAAGAATTTGCCGGACAGGAGCTATTGAAGCTCGCGTCCAAGCTGGACTCGTCAGACGAGCTGATTGATGTCGCTAACGATGACGAGGCTTGGCGCAGATGCCTGATCGTCCGTCGTTTCATGGCGCTACGGGATAAGGCGAGAGGCTGGCCTTATAATCCAAGGTATATCTGATAATCATAAACATAGGATGAATAGAAATGTATATAAAATTCACAAGAGACGAGGGCTATATCGACGGCTTCGTGATTCATAGCGAATCAAATCGAACGCTAGACGTATTCGTGAGTCTTGAATTTCGCAAGCCGTTACTCACATTCAAGAGGCTTTACGGTGATTGGACGTTCCGCTTCTGGATTTTTAATGTGCAGTACACAGCGGATACTTCGTTCGAGCGGGACGGTGTTGTTATACCTGTAAGGGAGAAAAGAAGATGAAAAAGAAAATTAGTGGAGATAAACTTATGGCGCATCTTTCAATTGACGAGGAGAGTTTAGTTGCCGTTGTCCGTGAGGCAAAAGACCTTCTGGCTTTGCAAGAAACTGCTCAAAGTTTTAAGAATCTAGGAGTAGCAGATCAGGACTTCTGGGAAGAGTATGCAGATGAAATTGACGAGGCTTATCTGGATCTCACTGCAGCGATCAAAGAATTTCAACAGATAACCTATCGCCTGAACGCGAACAGGAATATAGACTTAACAAATTTGAAAAGGAGTAATTAAAAAATGCAATCATTTGTAGACAATGACACGTTCATACACGGCAGTCCAGAAGACAGAGGCAACGCTGACTACTACTACGGCAGACCCTGGGAACCGCACTATTTCAAAGGTGATACCTATATGAGTGAGCGCGTCGAGCTAAAAGATATGACCGCTCAAGAGATCGTTGAATACACGAGAGGCTACAATGATCATCGTTGTGGGCAAAAAGATTGGGGAGTATAGAATGACATTAGATGAATTAAAAACTTTAATATCGGAGCATGACTTGACATACTCATTCTCATGTAGTAGTATGGTATACGAGGCAGGTGACAGAGAATACAAAGTCATTACTCGCGCATTCAAAACTTTGGATCGAGCAGATAAGTTAAAAATTATCGAACACTGGAACGACACTGTGAACGAGAAATTAATTGATGATGTTAGCGAGGATTTTGAATGGCGTATCAGCGTCGCAGCAGAACTAGAAGACGCTTTGGAATAAATGGAATGGAGATTATAAAATGAGCAATAAAACTAATGACGTACTGCTTGAGAATCTGTTTCAGGACGGCGAAAATATAGGCAGTTACTTGTACAAGTTAAGCGGCGAAGACTTGCAAAACTTTGCAGAAATTTACGCTAAGACAATCTTTAAAACTCTTGAAGAACAGTAGATAACTATATGATTTTATACAGGAAATCACCAGTCACGGGTGAAGCAAACGTGATGAACATCCCTGTCACTCGTCAACAATTAGATGCTTGGGAAAGGGGCGAACGGGTTCAAGATGTTTTTCCAAACTTGACATCAGTGCAGAAAGAGTTTATAAAATTTGGAATCATTGACGAGAAAGAACGGAATATTTATTTACAACAGGAGAAAGAAAGTGAATGATAAATTTAAGTTGACAAATGTTTTACGGGACATTACAATGGCTCAAACTTTCGATGATCAGGCTTGGCAGCATCAGTCGCAGCTTGAACAACAGCGTTACGAAGAAGAGGAAACTTTTGGTGAGGTTGATGAAACGTCCTAAAGTAGGAGACAGAATTATACACGAACAGATAGAGCTTGACATGGTTAGTACAGGTGTGGTAACGTGTATCTTGTCAGCACAGTTCACATACGAGACGGACGAAGGAGACATAAGGTATTGTTTATTCAAGGAATTTTGGGAAGTGGAGAAGGAAGGTGAAAAGAAAGATTAACAATTTTGTTAAAAAGCACATGGACAAGTTTCAGAAACCTTCGACACATGTGGATCGAAAGAAGCGCGACAAAGTAAAAAGGTGTCGTAAAAAAATTAAGGTGGAGGAGTATGATTGATTATAAATTTAATGAAGAGAACACTGTCAAGCAGATCAAAAGATACATCGACAACACATACGAACAACACTATGCGAACGATAAATATCAAGCGACTGACATGATTATAGATGCAGGACATGGTGAAGGCTTTTGCATTGGGAACATTATGAAGTATGCAATGAGGTACGGAAAGAAGTGTGACCCGATCACAGGTGTATATAAAGATCAAGGAGACTTGCTTAAAATTATTCATTATGCTATCATTGCATTGCATCTATGGACTGAGGAAGCGATTTCATCTGACAACTGAGGAGGGAGTAGATGCGTAGCAAGATAACGCGATCAGGACACACCCTGGAAAGTGCCTACTGGACAGGGGATGTTTATGAGGTCGAGGACGAGATTGAACAGATGGGCAGGCGTGAAAACGCTTGGGAGTTTAACAACAAAGAGTTTGAATCCGTTGCTGATTTTGTAGACGGATTGAAAGGGGTTGACTTTGAATGATAGATGTGATATACTATTGACATGTTAAACAATTTAAACACTTTAACAATTTAGAGGAATTGAAATGCAAGTATTACAACTAGATAAACAAGTTAATAAGAACATGCGAATCTTGGAAAGCTTGGGAGAGTATGAAGCTGGTAACTTTACCGTTGTAGAAGCGCCGGTTCAATATAGTGTTCCGGCAGGGTATAGTGGGACTAAGAACGTACAGTTCTCAGGGAAGAAAGTGTTGTACCGTGAAGACACTAACGAGCCACTTTCAATAGTAGGTGACAGGTATCAGATGGCACAGTATCGTGATGCTTGGAAAGCTGCCGAACGTATCCTGGCAAACTCGGACTTGAATTTACAAGGGATTAAGAGGCGCATGGAAGAGAGTCATGGAGGTGGACGAGCGTTTGCTGTGTACACGTTGCCAGAACATACTGTTGATCTAGGTAAGGGACATGAGGTTCAGTTACAAATCATAGCCTATTCAAGTTTCGATGGTAGCTGGTGTTTTGTTCTGGAAGTTGGTGGAGTCAGTTTGATTTGTGCAAATAGACAAGTGGCTATTGATGGGTTTAGTTTATATAAATCAAAGCACACCCCATCGTTGAACATTGCACAGGGTGTTGGTAAAATAAGCAAAGCTTTGACAGTGTATGAACAGGAAGCAGATCGTTGGAAGCGTTGGAAGGATCAGACGATCAGCAATCGTGCAGCATTTGGAGTATTTGCAGAGGCGGCGAATTGCAAGTTTCCGAAGAGCTGCCCTCTCAGAGCGGTACATAGCTTGCTTGAAGAGCCAGAGGTATATCGTAACAAGGCTCTAATGTATATGTGGAATCAGTACACAGGCACAGAGCAGAAGCTTCTAGGTAGCAATGAGTGGGCGGTGTTTAATGCTATGACGCATTGGGCAACACACGCCAAAGCTGCAAAGAAAACTGCACAGGGTAACATTGCATCTATTAAGGTGCGAAGGAATGAACGAGTAAGGTCGGCGGCGAGACTACAATTAGCCGCGTAGGAAAAAGACCTGAGTATGTCATAAAAATGCTCCTTAAGACTTAGCCTTCACACACGGAAAGCGCGGTTTAGCTCGTCGCAGGGCGATAAGCCGGACAGTCCAGGTGAAAAGATGACCACCTAAACAAGCGACGCTATAAGGTCAGGAAGAGTCGGGTGGGGGCTGAGTCTTTTGTTTGTATGTGGAATTCTTTTTATGTTGACAGGCCCTGTTGAATATGATATAATATAGGGCTTTTGAATTTTGTACAAGGGTGAGACATGGCTTCTAAATACTGGACAAAGACAGGAGATTGGCGCGAGACATATCACGCAGGCCTGTCCGAAGACGAAAGGATTATTGACATCTATACGAAAGCATTTGTAATGAGTATGGGTGTCCGGTGTCCTACAAAGTTTCGACTGATTCCAAGGTTCAAGACATTCTGCTATAGTAAAAATGATGGACTGCTTCCGAAAACAGAGGAAGAGATATACGATCTAATACCAGATTTTATTGAACATTTAGGAGAACTTTAATTGGAACAAATGAAAACACTTGATATACAAAAAATAGAAACACCAGACCTGACAACACAACAAAAGAGCGCGATGATAGAAGCGCTTGAACAGGTGAAAGAAGACACTTGGAAAGACAATGTCCTTAGTGTTGCTATGTTCGTTGGATACAAGGACGGATCACAGGTAGAATTTTTTAATGGTTTAGTAAATCTTGAAAGCTTCTATGTGCAGGTTTCTAAGGCGGCGCATAGGTTATTAGTAGAGTCAATCTCATTGGAGGACGAGAAAAATGTATAAGAATTTAATTATTTCATGGGGAGTAGCACTAGCCCTGCTTATCAGTATTGTTGGTGGTCTTTATCTTGTCAATTACGTCGATACGAATATAGCTGATGCTAAACGACAAGCAATAACCAGAGCGCAAAGAGTGGAGGCGGGGTGGAATTCGTCTGAATTGAAACTCTCGTCTAGAATAACAGTGTTGGGAGATAGTTTTAATGACCATGCACATACTTCCTACTTACAACAAACTCAGACAGGTTCCAGCATTGATAACTTGACGCAGGACTTAGAAAGGTTGAGCGCTTTACATGATTCGACTGCTACAGAATTGTCTAGAGCTTTGCGAGGGCAGGAGGAAATAAGGAATCAGGTACAGCTTTTACAAAGTGAATCAACTGCTGTTCTTGAATTTCTAGAGGAAATAAACAATGCTCTCATTCTTCTCAGGACTCGCCTAGATTCGATTGAAGTGCAAAGCATTGAACCGGAAGGCAGCGAAGAAACTGAAACAGCACAAAGCAGTTATTCACAATCTTGTCCTGGCCCTCTTAATCGTGACAAGCAGCTTCCTTACTTACAAAAAGCAATGAATAGGTCAGCTTCGTCAGGAACTCACAGCGTTACTGTGAAGTTTGATATACAAGAGGACGGTACATCAGTGGTACGCAACACAAATTCTGATACCGCTCCTAATTCTCTTGTACGAGCAGTCGATAGATATGTGTCGAGGCTCGTCTTTGCGGAGCAGGCCACTCCCTTGGTAGGTTGTGAGAGAATAGTGAAGCTGGACATGGGACACCGGGGTAGAATGCCTTGGTAAATATCTCAAGAGTTACAGATTGAATTATAGTAAGGAACAGATATTCCATTTCACTTGTGATAAATGTGAACTATGGTGGAGCATAGGTGTAGAGAATATCAAGATGAATAAAAGAACTTGGACATGTCCTTGGTGTAGCCATCAACATTTGCCGCCACATTTTAATTTAGTAGACGGCGTGGCGCGCATTGTGGACGAAAGTTTAAAATTGAAAGGAGAAGATTAAATGAAAACGATGAATGGAATTCCTTCTGTGGTTGAAGGGGTCGCTTATTACCCATACATTACTGTGCCGAACGACAGGTTTCAGCCTGCTTTTTATGAGGTTAGTGTGGCAGTGTCGGACGAGACTTTTGATCAGTTCAAAAGCCGAGGGTACGTTAGCTGCTTTTCAGCAGGCGATAGGAACTTTACGGACGATCCTGTTATAGTGTTTAAGAAGTTTGCATATAACAATGATGGCAGTGCTAATAAGCCTCCTCGTCTGGTCGATACTGAGGGTAATGATGTAGATGTGAACGTAGGCAACGGCTCAAAAGTGCGGGTGCAATGGAAGCATGTGGAATACAAGGGCAAAGGAAAGTCCACCGTCAAACGTCCAGAGCTGGTAGCAGCCCAAGTCATTGAGCTGGTTGAGTACAACAGCGACGGCGTAGCAACTAAAGACGAAGATGTAATTCTGGAGTTTTAATTATGGAAAAAGCACCCAGTACAAAAACGTGGACTTACACAATAGACGGGGAGAAGTACGATGTACTTAAACTTCCAGATGAAGGTCAGCAAGCAATCAAGCTTATGGTTGAAATTGATAGAGAGTTAAGAACCCTCAATCGTCAGCGAGCTATATACAGCGCAGCAGCAACACAACTGAACGCGGTAGTATATAATAGTTTGAATGAAGAAGCTTTGATTGCAGAAGTAGAGGACGAGGAAGAAGCCTCAAGGACAGGAGGCGAGGCCAATTAAGAAGTTATTTAACATAGACGGAGGAAGACTGTGGAAGCTGCTGAAAACAGATTCAAGCACACACACTTATCGTGTCCATTTTGTGAACACAACGGATGCTTTTCAATTAACGAGGATTGGAGTGGTTATTGCTTTTCTTGTAAGGAGTATTCAAACGATGTCAGGGAGTCTTATAACGGAGACGTAGATGCCCTGATTGAAGGAAAGACAGCCAAGACTAAACAGCAACAAGCTCCTCTTGATTCCGGTTCTTCGGAGGTTGAAGGAATCATAGGGGCGCTTTCAGATAGAGGCATAACAGAGGCTACGGCTAAACGGTACGGAGTTAAGATAGCAACTGATACACGCGGAAAAGTAACCAAGCACTACTATCCTTATTTTACATCAAACGAAATAACAGCAGTTAAAACGCGAGACATAAGCTCCAAGCAGTTCTTTTGGAGAGGGTCTAAATCAAACACCGGTTTGTTTGGTGAGCAGACAGCGCCGAAGCGAGGCAAGTTTATCACCGTAGTTGAAGGTGAGTGTGATGCGATGGCAGGCTTTGAACTCTTTGGAGGCAAGTGGCCTGTTGTTAGTATTAAGTCTGGCGCTGCTGGTGCTGTTAAGGATATTAAAGAATCATTAGAATTCTTAGAAGGTTATGAAAGCGTTGTCATTTGTTTCGATAACGACAAGCCTGGAAGACAAGCAGCGAGAAAAGTTGCGAGGATTTTAAAACCTGGAACCGCTAGGATAATGACGCTTCCTAATGGTTTCAAAGACCCCAACGAAATGCTGCGAAAGAATTCGCATTCAGCGTTTGTTAAGTCCTTTTGGGAGGCTAAAGTCTATACGCCTTCGGGTGTTTTAAATGTATCGGACAGTAAGGACAAATTCAAAAACAGGAAAAAGAAGGAAGCCGTCCCCTATCCTTGGTCTGGATTGAACTCAAAACTGTATGGACTGAGACAAGGAGAGCTTGTTACCCTCACTGGCGGCACTGGACTAGGGAAGTCTTCGGTAACACGGGAGCTTGAACACTGGCTAATTAAAACAACACAGGATAATGTAGGAATCATTAGCCTTGAGGAAGATTGGCGCAGAACAGTGGATGGTATACTATCCATAGAAGCAAACGCTAGGATGTATATTGACCAGATACGAGAGCAGTTCACAGAGAAAGAAATTGACAATATGTTCGACATCCTGTATGATGGTGAGAACAAGAACCGTGTGTGGATTCACGCACACTTTGGAACGAATGACATAGATGAAATCTTTTCAAAGCTTCGGTTTATGATCGTCGGGTGTGACTGTAAATGGGTAGTGGTTGACCATCTTCACATGCTTGTTTCTTCTCTGGCTTCTGGTGACGAGAGAAGATCCATAGATAATATAATGACTAGGCTTAGATCGCTAGTAGAAGAAACAGGGGCAGGGATTATATTGGTATCTCACTTACGCAGGATAGATGGTAATCGTGGACATGAGAACGGGGTTGAGACAAGCCTCTCTCATTTGAGAGGTTCTCAAAGCATAGCTCAGTTGTCTGATTGTGTAATCTCACTGGAGCGTAACCAACAATCAGATGATCCTGTAGAAGCGAACACAACCAGGATCAGGATATTGAAATCCCGATATACTGGAGACGTTGGGATTGCAACACATTTGGTGTACGACAGGATCACGGGCCGTTTGAGTGAAATGGATTCAGATGATATTATGTTTTCTAATGAAGAGGAGACAGAGGTTTCTTTAAATCTCAGTTAAAGATATGACAAGATTAGTATTTGATATTGAGACAAACTCTCTTACACCGTCTAAGATCTGGTGCATAGTCGCAAAAGATGTTGACAGTGGACAGCTATATACTTATGGGCCAGAGCAGATTTCAGAAGGGTGTGATCTTCTGGAAGCTAGTGACTATTTAGTAGGACACAATATCTTAGGCTTTGACATTCCTGTAATTGAGAAACTAACAGGAAGGAAAGTAGCCAATGGAAATACCAAAGTTGTAGACACGCTGGTTCTATCGAGGCTTTTCAATCCAACTAGAGGCGGCCCTAACGCACACGCTTTGGCAACATGGGGAGCGCCGTCACGATTAAACTTTCCTAAGATTACATTTGACGAGTACGATAAGTATTCATCTAAAATGTTAGAGTATTGTATCAGGGATGTTGAATTAAACTTAGCCGTCTTTAAATACTTGCAGCAAGAAGGGCGCGGCTTCTCTGTGCAGTCAGTTACACTAGAGCATGAGGTTTCCCGTATCTTGGAGAAGCAGCGAAAAGATGGCTTCCTCCTTGACCAGAAGAAGGCAAACATTTTATTAGCAGAACTAAGGGAACGCTTGGCAGAGATAGAAGAAGAAGTTAGAAAGATCTTCAAACCCAAGATAGAAGAGATTGTTTTAATTCCCAAGCGTAAAAAGGACGGAGCGATTAGCCGTGTTGCGAAAGGAGGCAGACTAACCAACGAGGAATACGAACAAGCTGTCACTAAGAATACACTAGAACCTATTAAAAGATACAAGACAATCGACTTTAATCTAGGCTCTAGGCTTCAGATAGGACAGTACCTGCAGGAGTTTGGATGGAAGCCAGAGAAGTTTACGGAGCATGGCAGGCCTATCGTTGACGAGAAAGTATTGATGGGAGTGAAGGGGATACCAGAGGCGGCACTGATAGCGGAGTATCTTCTGGTACAGAAAAGGATTGCTCAAGTTGATTCTTGGTTAGATGCAATTGACGAGGAGGACGGCAGAGTACACGGTTTTATAAAATCTACTGGTGCAATCACGGGACGTATGACACACATGCGCCCCAACATGGCCCAGGTTCCGAATGCTGCTTCCCCTTATGGAAAAGAATGCCGAGAATGTTGGACAGTGGATGAAGGATACAAGCTTGTAGGTATAGATGC